TTGTGACCATATTGAGGGGGAGTCTACGATTTCGATAGATCATATCGCTAGATTGATACGAAAACACAAACCTGACTTTGTAGTTTTAGATGGAATCTATCTAATTTCATCAGGAGATGGTAAAAAAGCAATGTGGGAACAATCCCACGCTCTCTTCTATGGTATGAAAAATCTTTGTCTTGCAACAAACACAGCTATTTGGGTCTCCACTCAAGCCACACGAGAGGCCGCTAATATGTTTGAACCCCCCAGAGCCGATCAAGTAGCTTTTGGGGATGCTCTTATACGAGCCGCTGATGTGGCAATGGCAATGTGTTTAATTGAGGATCATGATGATATTCGTATGATGCAGATTCAAAAGTATCGTGATGGAGTTTTACCTACTGAGGAACTTTACTTGCATTGGGACGTAGATTGTGGTATTATTTATGAAGATGATGAGTTCTCACTTATCGACGACGACGACTTTTAATAAGGAGTAATTATAATGGGTTTGTTTGATATATTTAAAAATTCAGATAGTATTGTTGTAAAACAGGGTACGTCTAAGGGGCCGGGGAAACCAAAAGTAGCCATTACTATTGGAGATATAAAGCGTGGACGGGTAGTAGATATTAATGGATACTCAAGTGATATTGTATTGTTTCTACGTGCCTCAAAGGTAAAGCGGGAAAGTTTGTAATAGTGGCTAATTGGTCTAATTTATTATTGGATTCAGGGATAGATGTTCCTTTAGAATGTGACCAATTTAATATTTCTTGTCCTTTTCATATAGATGAATTACCCTCATGTTCAATTAATGTAACATTGGGTAAATGGATATGTTTCGCGGGATGTGGGCAGGGTTCACTAGTTACCTTTCTTTCAAGGCTTACAGGCCAAGATATACAAAAGGTACAACAGAATATTGCAAATAATGAGGTTGAATTTGATTTTGATTTCTTTGAGAACGAATTTCCAAGTGAGGACGAACTTAGTGAAGTTGAATACCCCGGTAAGCGTCAGATAGTTCCTGAGTGGATTTTCGATAGGGGGTTTTCTCGTAAAACTCTAAAAGCTTGGGATTGCGGCATGAATGAATATGGAGATTTAATTATCCCCGTGTATGATGCCAAGCAACGCTTGGTGGGGTGGATGGAACGTAGGATTGATGCGACTCCCAAGTATATGTATTCTAAGGGTTTGAGAAAGTCTCAACTTTTATTTGGGGAGTATAAGATACAATCAACGCAGACCATCTGTATTACAGAGGGAGCTTTAGATACGATGTGGTTAAACCAGAACGGATACACAAGTGTTGCTTTATTAGGGGCTTCTTTTTCTTACGCACAACAAAATAGATTAAAAGCATTACACCCCGAAGAAATTGTGTTATGCTTAGATAATGATGATGCAGGTCAAAAAGCAATGAACAAAATTAGTAGTTGCATGAAGGACAGTTGTATGTTATCATGGATAGAGTTACCTGAACAGGTAAAAGACGTACAAGAGATACGTCAACAAACATTACTTAAACAAGTAATTGATAATCGAGTCTTTTGGTAAAGACTAAGGGAGTATAAATATGGGTGGTATATCCGCTATACAAAACAGGGTTGATGAACGAGCCAACCCACAGTCACAAACTGCTGGTCAAGAAATCTTTTTCAAAGATGGTGATCAAGCGTTCCTTACACCAGTTGCTTCTGGGGATGAGGACGACCTTCTTCTTGATGAAGTACATCTCTACACTTACCGCTCCGGTAATCGGTGGATTAATCTTTTGAAAGATGATGATGTAGATACATCAGAAGTTCCAGATAATGTTCGTGCATCACACAAGTTTGCATTTTGGGCATATGTGCATGATATTATGCATACAGAAAAGCGCTTCGATGATTGGGACGAGGTTGAAGGGCCTCAAGGTAAGAAGATGTTCGTTCAACATGTGAATGACTTTAAAGTAATTCCGTTAGGTTTTGGTCGTAGTAATTATATATGGAATCAACTTGTAGATATCTACAATGATTGGGGTTCCTTGCATAAAGGAGTTGTTAGAGTAAAGCGTACAGGTACAGGGATGTACGATACGTCATACACACTAACAGCAACGGCGAGGAACACAGACGTACCTGCGGACAGGCTAGCTTCAATCCCCGATCTTACTGGTATTAAAGACTATTACAAAGATCGGTATGGACAAGTTACCCCAACAACGACATCTAGTCAAGGTGTGTCTTTGGAAACTGACGAAAGCACATCGTTGGATGACGACCTTTTCAACTAAATGTTAGTTACTCCAGACACATATGAGTCAGTTCTTTCAGACTTAAAAGAGTACGCAACGTGGGTTGTGGACGTAGAAACTAATGGTCTGGAGTGGCAAGGTAAAAATCAGATTTGTGGGATTGGGGTAGCTGTTGAAACTGGAGATACGTACTATTTCCCGTTTAGGCACTACCCCTCTCTCGAATCTGTGAATTTACACCCCCCACAATTGTTCCAACTAATGGAAGTTATGAACGAACGTTCTACCCTTATAGGATATAATATAAAATTTGATTTACATTTTCTAGAAAAAGATGGCTTACAGACTACTGACAAAGAACTTATTGATGTAATTGTATTAGTACGGCTTACAGAACCTGCGGACGTTAGAGAATTTTCTCTTACTGCTACAATTAAACGAAGTTACGGCGAAGAAGCGGCAGAGTATGATATAACAACGAAGAAAATACTCCGCAAGAACAAATGGAACAAAGATTTTTCTCAAGCACCACCAACTATTCTAGGCCCTTATTGTGAGAAAGATGTTGAGTATACGTGGAAATTATATCAAGATCGAATTAAAGAACTCGAACGTACTAATCAAACGAAGATTTTTGAACTTGAAAAAGAACTTACTCATGTATTATATGCAATGGAGAAGCGGGGGATACCTGTTGATAGTCAGTATGCAATACAGGCGGCAGAGAAAATTTTACAGAGGCAAGATCAGATTAAAAACCGTATCTTTGAAACCGTAGGACACGAGTTTTTAATTACTAGTCCTGCACAAGTGGGGGAAGCTTTAAAAGAGTTAGGCATCGAGCCTATCGTTAAAACGGCTAAGGGAAACGTTTCGTGGGGGGAGGAAGCCCTAGCCCAAGTCAATCATCCGGTAGCGGGATACATGAGGCAATATAGAACTTTAGATAAAGTAAGAGCCACTTATCTCGAACCATATTTTGACATTGATACTGTGCATACATCCTTTTGTAATTGGGGAACATTAACAGGTAGACTGTCCTCCAGAGACCCTAATCTTCAGAATTTACCTCGTACTCATTTTCGTCTCTCTGACAAGCCCTTGACGAGTGAAGAAAGGGAGACAGTACGGGGTCGTATCTCTGCGTCGGTTGCGGCTAAAGGAGGCGTGTTTAACGCAGGGTTATCTGACGAGGTTATTGATACGTGGGGATTCATTGGAGATGAGTCATACGATAGTAAAGATCAATCACAAATTTCCATCCGAAGATTGTTTATCCCTCGCCCCGATCACTCTTTAATGGGATTTGATTATTCTCAAATGGAAGTACGGGTATTTCTAGATTACTTCCGTAACCCAGAGATTGATGCCTTATTAAATAAAGAAAAGGTGGACTTTCACGGTGAGGCGGCTAGGTTAGCGTTTGGGGTCGAGGAAGGTGATTCCGAGTATAAATATTATCGTCAAATGGCAAAAGCAATTACGTTTGGTACAATTTATGGTATTGGTGCAAGGAAATTAGGAATACAGCTTGGTGTTTCTATGCAACAAGCGTCTGATTATAAACGGAAATATTTTAGGGGCTTACAGGGTTCTCGTCAATTCTTCGAGAAAGTTGTGCGTATTGTCAGTAGTAGGGGTTGGATAAAGAATAGATATGGGAGATTATATGTTATACCTAAAGAGTTAGCTTATAAGGGGGTAAACTATTTAGTGCAAGGAACGAGCGCTGACATTTTAAGTGAACGTATGATTGAAGTTGCCAAATATTTATCAACTAAGAAAAGTAATATTTTGGTACAGATTCATGATGAACTTATATGTGAGATACACAAGGATGAATTCAAGGAAGTACCACTACGAATACAGGATTTATTACAACAGAATTCGTTAGGTATTCCGTTAGAAGTCGATATTGAATTGTGTTCCCCCTCTTGGGCCACTAAGTATACTTGGCCTCCGAAGGAGTTCTCGTTGACAGAGTTACCAAAACCTGTTACAATTAATGATTATATAGATTGGAATTAAGGAGAATAGAATGGCTAAAGTTGGATTGAAATTAGGGTTTACTTTCAGAGTTGGCCCCCTAGATACTAATCAGTACGCACGTATTGATTGTGAGATACATGACATTGATACTGATATGGATATCCCCACTCAGCTTGAAGGATCAGAACTAGCACTTGGTCAAATGTGGGCGCATGTTCGGGATGAAGTAGACAAGAATATTGACGAAGTATTAAACGAAGGTTCATCTAAATGAGTATTAAAGAATTAACCAGAGCTAAAGTTCTTGAACAGGTTTTACTAGAACGAGAGAGTCAAGATTTAAAATGGGGAGACCAAACCTTTAATTCCGATGATCATTGGACAGTTATATTAACAGAAGAACTGGGTGAAGTAGCACGAGAAGTCTATGAGAAAAACGAAGCTGACATGTATACCGAAATTATACAATGTGCTGCGGTTTGTTTTGCGTGGGCGGAAGCCTGTAATAACCGTAAGGAACAATTACCTAAGGGGGTTTAGATGGAGACAGATTCTGAGAAAGTTATTGAAGGTTTACTTAAAGATAAGAAACTAAATCTGTTTCGTGGAGACGATAGTGCCTTTGAATACTCTAGAATACCTTTCAACATCCCAGCCCTCGATAGATTAACGGGTGGGGGCATAGCGAAGAAACGCCTAACTCTAATCTATGGGCCTACTAACGTAGGGAAGTCTTATTTAGCGTCACAAATCTGTGCTAATGTTTTAAAATCGGGCGGACAGGCAGCGTGGATTGACACAGAGTTATCATGGGATTCGGATTGGATGGCACGATGCGGGGTAGATACGTCAAAAATACTTGTTGGGCAACCCGAAAGTGGGGAAGAAGCAATGGATACGATACGCACCTTGTTAGATGCGTCATTTGATTTAGTGGTATTAGATAGTATTGCTGGTCTCGTACCCCATAAAAACTTAGAAGAAGATTTTTCATTTAATCCAATGGCATGGCAAGCACGTTTTGTTAACTCATCATTACCTAAAGTTCTTCCAAGTTTATCTAATGGTGGGGCATTAGTAGCCGTCAATCAAGTTCGTAGTAGTATCGGCCCTGTGGCATTAGATAATATGCCCGGTGGGTTAGCACAATCGTTCTTTGCACATGCGCTTTTGCAGGTACGCCGT